CGTCCGCCCCCCAGGCGCCAAACGCCATAGCGATTCGCGTAAAAAATGCCGTGCTTTGTGCTTTTTGCTCCCAGCTGTCCGCCAAAATCCAGGTTCTCAAAGTCGGTTAATGCGACTTGCTACAAGCCCGTTCCGCAGATATCCAGTTTTTCGATATGAAAACCATAGCGCCCGTCATCATGTAAACAAACGATCCGGTCTCCGATCGTGCCGATGGCGTTCAACGCCCCCATTGAGGCAAACAGATTGCGGTACGGGCTGCCGGTCAGGCTGTCGCCCACTGTCCAGTCTTCAGCAGCGGCAAAATCGCCATTCCCGTCATCTTCTTTGGATGCGTGCAGCTCCGCCTCGTGCGTATCGGTATTACCTGCCAAAAGCCGTTTTCCCGCGAAGCGGATAATCTTGGCCTTGGGCGCGTCGCCAATCAGCGTAAAGGCTCCGGATGAATTCACACTGCCGATCTTATCGCCGCCATTACACAAAAAGAAGCGCGTGCCGTATTTTTCCCCGCTGAAAGGCGCGTTCGTGGTAAATTCCGTGCCCGCGCCTGCTGGCAAGCCGGTAAAGGCCGCCACGGTGTCTGCCGTCACTCCATCCCACAAACCGCCCTTTTTGCCGTAGCAAACGGCAAACTTGCTGCCGAATTTCTTAAAGAGTGTGATCTTGGGGGCAGTTTCCCCCAGATCGAGAACCTTTTTGATCCCCTTGCGCTTCTGCCAGCGCCCCTCTCCGGCAAACAGCAAGTTTTCCCGCCGCCTGACCGGTGTCAAATCCTCACGCCCGCGCAAATCAAGTCCGTTTGCCGGGGTGAATACCTGCTTGCGTTGTGGATTCTCCGTGATCAGCGAATGGCGCAAATTGGGCATTTTTTTAGTAAACAAAATCAGAGGCCGGAATCGCCAGTACTTTGTCATCCGGCGCAATATCATCGAGCATTTCCTCGACCAAATCCAAAAACCTGCCTTCCGCAAAGACTTCATCATTGCGCTCGTCCTCACCGATCGCATACAGGCGCTTTAACCCTTCCAAAATCATTTCATCATATTCTCCTAATTCCTCCAGCACCAGATCATAATCATCATTACCATCGTAACGGTTGCGTTTAGCGATATAGCGGCACTCCACCACTCTTCCTTCGATCACGCCAGATAATCGCACCAAACTGCCTTCGATGCGGTATCCTAACCCAGTCTCCCCATAATCCGCGCGCGGAATCAGTGCTTGCGGCTGGCCACTCTCATCGAGTAAATAAAAGCCCAGTCCATCATATTTGAGCGTTTTGAGATCAGCCGGCATTGGTACCGTGACCTTGCCAAATCCATCAATGCCGCTTAGTGTCCACCGGGCAATCTGTACGAATCTCAACGGATCCACCTTGAGAATCCGCCGATACAGGTAGTCACAGAGATGGTTGATCCACCTGTTGAATTTTATATCCTCGATTTCGTCATCAATCGCATCTTCAAACTGCACCCTGATTTCTGACGGCAAAAGGCCTTTTCCGCCAACGGTATCCCGCACGATCAGCGTGATATCCTCCTCGATGACTGCACCCCCAGTGAGAGTTGCCAAGATTTGGATATTATAATTTTCCCCATTTACACCATGCCACAGCTGCATGAGAACGCTTTTTCCCTGAATTTGCGAATCTTTAATGATTTCTGTGGTTTTGTCTGTATTGCCTCCATCGCGGGCACTCACCGCATAACTCGCGATGGTTTCCCCGTCTGGGATCCTAGCACTCAAGTCCAGTGATATCACCTCAGTGGTCTCACTCGGTTGCTTGCGGTAAGTAAAATCACTCATCACGATTTAAAAGAGGAAGTTTTCGCTTTTGCCGAAAAGTTTGTTTTTCGCTCCCTGCTGCCAAAACTCCGCACCCGCGTATCCGCTGCCGCCGGCTCGCTGGCGAATGTTGCCGGCTGACTGCCGGACGCGAACAGCCCGTTTTTCCGTTTTGACGCAAAAAACACCTTGCCCCGCATCGTATAGATCACGCTCCATACCGGATCACTCACAGTAATGCTGTCACAATCGATCATCGCCACCGCGCTATTGATCCACCCCAGCAGCGGATCACTCACGGTAATGCTGTCGCCGGCCATCTCCGCTCGTGCTTCGCCCCGCGGGTTTACGGCATTATCGGTCACGGTCACGCTATCGGCGAGTATCGCCGTCAGCGCTTCCCCGATCGCCGACAAGACCGGCGCGGTCACGATGATGCTGTCCGTTCCCAGCTCCACTACTCCGGGTGAGTCCACCCGCGTCGTCATCGTCGGGTCAGTCATGTTCACTTCATCAGCCGCCATCGCGGTCAAGGCGGCCCCGCTTGCGCTGACCGCCGGATCGATCGCTGCAATTGTATTCACCCCCAGGCTCACCACCGCCGCGCCCGTTACCGACACTGCCGGATCGGTCACGCTCACGCTATCCACCGCCACGGACGCATTCGCTGGCGCGCTCACCGTCATTGTTCCATCACTCAGACTCACGCTATCGCCGCCCATCATCGCTACCGCCGCCCCATTGGCGCTCATTGCCGGATCACTCACACTCACACTGTCAGCACCAATCGCGGTAATCACCTCCGCCACCGCGCTCATCGTGGGGTCGCTCACCGTCACCGAGTCCGCGCCGATCGTCGTTGTTGCCTGACCAGTCGCCGTTACTGCCGGATCCGTTATCGTCACACTGTCTGCGGTCAGCGCCTTGCTCGCCTGCCCGGTTGCGGTCATGCCGGGGTCACTCAGGGTGATGCTGTCTGCCGCTATTGCCACCGTCGCGGGCGTGCCGCCAGCCGAAGCCTTAAAAGTAGCGGCACAACAATATCCCTTCAGCCATTCGGCTGAACCAAAAGTGGCGGTTTGTGCCCCCGTCGCCGATACAGTCTTGTCTTCCATCGCAATCGATGTCCATGCGTCATAGCCATTCTGGCTGGTCAGATTCCCATAGCCACTGCCGGCCGTATAAGTCGAATTGGCATCGCCAACATATGCCCCCAAAACTAACTCATCGGCCTGACTCGTGGTTGGCGTTGCACCCGAAGAATGCGATTGTAGCCAATCGCTATCATTCGCCTCCTGCTGCTTATCGAGTGGGGCCGTCGTGTCAATACCACTATATTCCCGCGCGATCACACTAATGTCGTGGTAATTCGATGTAAACGAGATTGTAATCGTGGTCGCCCCCGCTGCTGCGTTTTTGGCGTACCACATCTCACCTTTCACCCCGTTGGTGCCGTCTTGGATCTTACTATATGTATTCCCCCGGTTATCCGTCACCGAAGCGATTGCACTGCCAGCATCGGCACCGCTTCCAATAAACAGCACGATCAAACTGCCCGCTGCTACATTACTCGCAAAGCTCAGTGTTGTACTGGTGACATAGTTGCCGCCGTTTTTTTTCGCCGTCTGGACAAGTGAAATCGCCATGCTCTTAGTTCAGGTTTAAGAGTCCCTCCGCCGCGATCTGCACGGTAAAGTTCGCGTTTGTCGAAGTGATCGGCGCTCCGGAAAACGCTTGGTGATTGATCAGCGGATCTGCCACCGGCGTTGTTTCCGAATCGATATAGCAGGCCGCGCCATACGCGCTGATCGTCGCCCCTGTCCACACCGGGTCATCACAGTCGAGTACCCCTTCATCGTCGGTGTTATCTTGCGATATCACCAGATTAGACAGCGCCTTTCCGCCGGTCGTATAGCCATTGCCATTGGCATGCTCACTGGCTGAGATATCGGCATAGCCGGCATGAGTGTCGGCATTGAATGTATACCCCGAAGCCAGGAGGATCATCTTAACGGTCGCGCCGCTAAAGGTGCGAAGTAAGAGCAGTTCTTTGAGATTGTTGTAGACTGACATGGTAGTTTAGGCTAAAAAGAAAAAGCACTCAGGCCGCCTTGGCGGTTTTTGGGAGGACAATCGGTTTCCCGCGTTCACTTTCCGGTTGTGCTGCGATCAGATCAGCCGTGCGGGTTTCATTGCCGTCCTCGTCGATGTAGTAGAGCTTGCCAAAACGGGAAAACAGCCCCCGCCAAGCGCGCCGATACATGCCATACAGCGTGCCGGCTGTCTGCCGCTGCTCCTGCGGCAAGCCGGCGATGTATTCTTCCGCAAGCCGTACCCGTGCTTTTTGGCCGTTCGCGTCTTTGCCGCGAGTGCTCGCAATCTCTTGCAAGCGTTCGGCGACCTCCTCGCCCAATTCTTCGACCAGTGGCGCACATTCTTTGTGGATCACCGTTTTGGTCTGATTAAAGCGCCGGTCAGCCGGCACGACTTCAATTTTCGACATAAAGATTTAAAAAATAAAAAATCAAAGTAATGCACTCAGCTTTACCCGCGCCGCATGCGCGTCGCGCTGGATACTCGCGACTTCCCGCGCGATCTCCGGATTCTGTTTGAGGTACTTATCCGCGGTCAGCCAAACACGCTTGCACATGGCGATCTGCATCATAATCTCCCGCCGTTTCCCAGCCTTGTCATCAATAAAGATCACATACGCCGAGGGATTCAGCCGTGCAATTTCTTCGGGTCTTATCCGCAAAGTACCATTCCCCCAAAACCCATAGCCTTCGCCATACGATTGCCCGATCACGCCATAGCGCTCCTTGCGGTCATAGCCGATCAGGTGGCAAAAGGCGTGCCCGCCGGTATCTGCCCAGTCTTGCGGGAATGACAGCCAGCCGGTATCCCGCGCCAGCGCAAAGTTCGACTTGCCGCCCGCCTTCGGCCGCAATACTTTGGCCGAAACAACGACCGCATGGCCGGCATTCTGCGCCCGGCAAAAGTCATCAAAGTTCAGGGGAATCTTCGCGTATCCCGCTACACGAATGCGGATCTTGCGGCCGCTATTGCTCTCCACGGCCGGCACACCCCCTTCCGCGTCTGACCGGTGTTTTATCGCCCGCATCGCCGAAGCAAGCTGGTCGCCATGCTGATTCGCGGTTTTGGGGAAGACTTCGGTCTGGTACCGCCACTGGTCGGCCGCATCGATCCTCACCGCCACGCCTGTCACCACAAAATAAGTGGCCTCCAGCGCATTCGTCGCGCTGTGCGCCGTGCATTGCACCGTCTTGCCCTGCGAGGCGAGATCAGCACTCAGCGGATTGAAGCGGATGGATTCCGGTAACGCGCTTAGCGGTGTATCCAAAAAATCTGACACATCACCGGCGAGCCAGTCTCGCTCGTCGGGAATTTCCGGCAGCACGCCGCCGATCTCGATTTCGTCAGGCATAGAGGAATATACAGGAAAGGAAGATGTAGACGATGATGAAGACACAAAAGGCGGCAGCAGTCAGCCACTCGCCGGTCGAGCTTTCGCCTTCGGGGTACCAGCGGTTGGGGTCAGGTTTGGTCATCAGTCTGGGGTAATTGATTCATACTTGGCCGATGCAAGGGCCATGCGGATCTCATGTGTCAGTTCGGCCACGATCGCATGCAATCGCCCTTCTTCGATGCCATTCTTTTCCATAACCGCAAAGGCGGTTTCCGAGATCGCCGCTATTTCGCGTGAAGTGGTCATTTGCCATTGAATAGGATCTGAACGATCAACTTCCCCTTTGTCGATATCAACTCCATTACCGGCAAGCTCGTAAGTCCTGCCATACCGATAATCGCGTCACGGGGTAGGAATCCAAGATGGAATGCCGGATCAAGCGATACACCCGTGAACCACCCCACCCAGCCGGAGATCGCCAGCTGGATTATCATCATCAAAACCGAGAACTGCCGCTCTCCCTTGGCGATCAGGTACATATAATTGATAAGTCCTGAACACCCTGCGATCGCAATCGCCCGTACTGTCTGTTCGGCTTCTTGGTGCATTTTCAACGGGGTAAAACAAAAAACACCTCCAGCGCCCATTTCGCAAAAGCCCGAATCCCTGCCAAAGTCGCTGCCGAAAGCACGACCCCCCAGGCCGAAAGATCTTCGAGCTTTTCGATATTGGCGAGGAAGCCCAACAGCACGAAGGAGAAAGCGGCGATGAAGGTAACCGCTGCGGAGATGAGATGGCGTTTGACCTTATCGTGCATAGCAAGGCAAAAACAGAAAATGCGCGCTGTTTGTGTTAGTTTTTGCGTGTCCTCAGATCTCACTCTCCCGCCGGCCTGTCACCACATCAGGCCAGCAGATACTGGTATCTCAGGAATACCCTATTTTTTATCGCCCTTTGCCGCGTCTTCAGCTTTTACTTCAATGAGAATGGCCGTGTTATTTTCCACAAGGTATTTAGCCTTGGCATCGGGCACATCCATTTCCCGTCCGGTATTGATCATGCGAATTCTCGCCATGGTATTGATGAAATATGAAAGAAGGGAACCGGCTGTTAATCCAGCTCCCAAGTGCTTACGCGCGCTTAAACTGCAGATCGAGCATCCTTTGTGCTCCTTCGTTGAATACCTTCTGTCCGTAAAGTGCAAAAGGTGTGAAGCTTTGGCCAAGCAATTGCTTGCCGGTCGCGGGGTTGATCGGGTTTTTGATAATCTCGACATCCATTTCCTCCTGCAATACCTGATCGATACAACCGAATTGCCCCAAGATCGAGTGAGTCGTTTTGTTGCTCCAGGCATCACCACTCGCCGAAAGCGTTTCCGCCAGTACGACATTGGTAAAGCCCTTGCCTTCGATCGTCAATCCGCCCGTGATCGCCGTTGCGGCGATATTCTTCAACTTCTTGCGATCGGCCGCGCTCACTTCGATATATGCCGTGCCAGCACCACTGCCAGCATTAATCGCGGCAACCAGATTGGTAATCGATGCGGTGGCATTTGCGCCCAAATCCACATCACCGGCCGCGCTGGGTGAGGCCACGAACTTAAAATCCACGCCATTCACCGAAACGGTCTCATCGGCAGTCGGGTTGGTCCCGATCGCCAGCTTCGCCGTAAAGGTGAGGTTGTTCGAAGTATAGAAGTAAGTCGAGAAGAACTTTCCGACAAAGCCATTCGTATACTTGCGGTTGTTGTTGATCATCTCATCGGCAGTCCGGAATCCGGCACCGGCCAGATAAATTTCGAAGATCGCGAGATCGTCAGGGCCCAGCACACAAAAGACGCCTTTGTCTTCTTCCACATCATTGCCCCGCAGTTTGGCCTTGGCGTTGGCTACGATCGAAGCGATATTGGTGGCCGAAGCCGCCACGGGGTTGCCCGCCGTGCCGCCCACATCGCCATCGTCCAGCGTATCGAATGCCTGATCAAAGAGGTTAAAGACATCGGCATCGATCGCGCTTTTTACCTTTTCTGTGGCGCGGTCGATTAATGTATTCGCGGCTTTATACTTATTCTGAATGTTGTCGATCTTATCGATAAACACCGGCAAGGCCTTGGCCTTGTCGATCGTCAGGTATTCATCGACTGCGGTCGCGTCTTCATAGGCGGCAATACCGACATTCTTTGTGTAATCCTGCACATCGCCGACATCATAGCGCGGGCGGTGTACCTTGGTGCCTTCTTTTAGGGCGGCACGCTCTTCATTATTCGTGATTCCCTTGGAAACCAGCGTGCGCCGCAAAACCACCTGCGAGCGGCGTGACCAGTATTCCGGGGAAAAAGCATCTAAATTATTCGACATGGTTAGAGTTCAAAAAAGAAAAATCTTTCCTGACTCTTCCCGCTTTTTTTAGCGATCAGGCGGCTTTCGCCAACCGGTCGCCATACTCCAGGAATTCATCATCACTCATGCCCTCCACACCCTTACCAGCATCCCCGGTGACCATGCCTCGCGGTGGCATTTTCGGAGATGCTGCCTTAGTCTGGGCAGTTAAGGTGATGCCTGCCTTATAACAGGCGTAATCAAAGAATTCCTGCGGCGGCAATCCCCGCATCGAAGCGGGCAAAGCCTTTGCCGTCGCCAAAAACGCCGGCAATTTATTGGCCGGTACGCTCATGGCGAGTGTTTTTAATTCAGACGCGAGTTTTGATTTCTCTTGCTCTCTGCGGTCTGCCAGCACGGCCTCGCGGGCGATCTCCTTTACCTGTTCGACCGTCAGCCCCGATTGTTTTATATCGGCAACTTCCGGACTAAGGCGCTTAACCACCTCATCGCGAGTCCATTGCAGGTTTTTGGGGATCGTGTCGAGAGCTTCCGCCAGATCTTCTCCGGCATTCAGCTTTTCCACGATCACCTTGACCTGAGAATCGATTGTTGCGCTCCGCATGCGCAAATTCTCCGCCTTTTCGGCGGCTGCGTTCGGGCTTTCCTCGGCTTTCCCTGTCGGGACAACTTCAGAATCACCGGCATAGAGCGTATCGATATCTGCAAGATCGACCGTCGCCCGTTCATTCTCCTGTTCATTCGGGTTTTTATCTCCCGCGATGTCAGAAGTGATGTCGGTGACTCGGCCGGTTTTGTCCTCAAGCCCGGATGTACCGTCATCAGCATCGTCAGCCTCGGGCTGAGCAATGAATCTGCTGGCGATTTCATCGGCGGCGGGGTCAAACCGGTTGTCCGTCATAAAAAATAAAAAAAGAGGAAAGAATCAATGAGCCAAAATCGGCCATTGGCCAAAAGATATACTCGTAAATAATTATTGTCAACAATATTTTATGGCCCGCTCTTAAAAATCGCTCTTGTCTAATTCAAAGCTCGCTCCAGCTGACTTTGCTTTTCGGCTCCGCTCCTCATTGATGATCTCTGCCTGGCATTCCGCTATAAACACAAGAAATTCCGTCAAACTGAGTGGTTCAGTATCCCCTTCCCGCACTTTGCGAAAAGTTAAAAGCTCAATGACTTCTTCAAGAGCTCCCTCCTCGGCCAGCCGGCTGTATTGTTCCCGTCGGTCTTCGCTTCCCAAGAGCGCAAGGCATCCCTGGCCTTCGCGCTTCTCGCGAAACAGCATCGCCCGCACCGCCTCGAAAGCCGCTGGCAATTTCATGCCGCCATCGGCTGAGGTGCCTGCGGTACCTCAAAATCGCTTTCATCATAGTTGCCTCCATTCAGGCGTACCCGGCGCATCAGTTCCTGTTTATGCGCTTTGCTGCCCGGGGCCATCTCCGCGATCGCTTCGATATTCTCTTTGGCTCTCTCCAGCTCCGCGATCCGGTCAGCATGTGCGCCGGTTCTTCCGTGTACGATCACTTCTGCCGGAAACTTCTTGAGAATCGCGGTAACCCCGCCCAAAGTGGGAGTGCGCAACGCCACCGCTGCTCTGCCCCCGATGTACCCCAACTCCTTGATATCCTGCTCGGTAAGATCAAAGTCCACCTTGATCGGCGTATCATCCTGCTCGTCGCGCTGTTTTTGGTCTGTTAGTAGCTTCTCATACGCGCGGCGGATCTCCGGCATATTCCCCTCTTCCATTTGCAGGGTAAAGGCATTGCCGGCCTGTTCCCGCCTTTGGCTTTCGGTCGCGGTCTGACCGGTGACCACCGCCACATCATCGACATCGATGCCGATGCGCTTGGCTTTTTGGATCAATTCGCGATTGATCCGCTCGAATTCCGAAGTCAGTTCTGCTCCCACGAGGTTCTTGAGCGGCATGATCGTAGGGTTGCCATTGCCATCGACATCAACCTGCACCACCGCCTCACCGCCACCGGCCGCGACCTTGAGTGCGTCAAACATTTTTTTTTGTAAGGTCTGCCCGTTTTCTTTTTTAGCCGCCACAAAGGCGATCGGCGAAAGATTGCGATAGAGCGCGTGAGTCCCGCGATTCATGATATCACGGCTGATCTCGTGCAGATCCCAAAACAGCTCTCCCATCCCCCAGTCAAAAAGCATCTCATCTTCCGGAAAACACCCGAACAAAAACACCGGCAGCATCGACCGCCCTTGCAGATCTCGGTGTAAATATCCCTCACCTTCATATCTGGTAATAATCTGTGCGTTGCTCCCTGCAAACCAGATCTCTTCTTCGCTGATCTTGTCCTGGCAGCGCATCAACTCCACGACTTTTTCTGAATCCTTCCGCGCCCCTATGGCCGCCAGTGGTAAAATGCCAACTTCTACTTTCCCCGTCATATCGGGAAATTCTTCAAAAAAGCGTTCGGCTTCGTAACGATAACGCTTTGCCCGCCATCGGCAATCACGCGGATCGCCCACGGCATGCATCACGACGGCCTCTGGGTCAAAATACTCATCCATCAGCGACGACGCCAAAAAGCGTGTCGGCCACCCGGTCTCCTCTTCGCTCACAGCCGCTTCCAATACCCCGTTGCCGTATTTCAGTTTTTGCCGTTTCACGCCAAATTCTCCGGTATACGCTTCCTCCAGCCCGCTCATACGCTTGGCATGGTCTAGATACGCCGACACGATCTTGCCGTACAGGCTCGGCGCTCCGGTCAAATGCACTTCACTCTCCAGGAGTTTGATCTTTGCGCCCGCCCGCCATAACACTTCGAACATCATCGAGCCGCTGTGATACCGATTCGGTTTGCTTTTGCGCGTCTCAAACTGCTGTTTCCATTGCTCCGCGATTTCCCGCATTCTCCCCCGCTTCGGTTCCATTAGCTTGTCATTGCTTTTTTTCAGTCGCGCTGCCCATTTCTCCCATTCTTTGGGCTTCTCGCCAACGCCCATCGGTCTAATCTCGCGGACATCCTCAAACATTGCTTTGGAATTAAAACAGCAATAGCATACTTCCGTAAATAATTATCGTCAACAAAAACCTAAAAACCGGCGGTCATGTCCACCGGCGCCGGTGTCCAGTCGCCCAGCGCCTCTTCTCCCTGTCCCCAATCCGCCTCTTCCTCCCAAAAAGTCAGCATCAGCGCGTCCATGTGGTTCGGCGATTTGAGCCCCTTCTTCTTCATGATCCGCTTGGGCATGATTTGTATTTTTCCCGACAGCTCCCGGCGAAAGCGGATTGCCTTCCCTTCGGTCACCCAGTCCACCCCCTCACTCAGTTCGCCCCCACTTCTCAGCCAATCCCTTACCCGCCAATACATCTGTGCCCGTTTATTTAAAAATCTGCCCGCATCTGCACTACCAGCCGGCAAATGGTCGCCGACATTGCGGCCGTTCACCCGCACGCCGGCCAGCGCCAGTTCTTGCAACGCGTCCGCGCCCACGCCAAAATTATCCAGGTCGATATTTTGTGCTCTAATTCCATATCGCTCCATCAGCGTCAGCGTTGCCCGCGCAATGCTTTTTCCGTCTGACACCTGCTCTTTGTGCACGGCCTCGGCGCGGAACCGGTCGCGGATCACCCAGCTCGTCAGGTCGCTGCCCTCGCCGGCCGGGTCGATGCCCATGCGCCTTTCTCCGACGAATTCGACCGCCCGCGTTATGCGGAGATCCGAATCAAGAAAGAGCGCCGCATAATCGTCTGCATCCACTGCGTCTTCTTTGGGAAATTCCCCCCTCACCCGCACCCGGAATTCATCCGATGATTCGCCGTATTTGCCGGCGATTCTCTCCACAAACGCCCGGTCAACTATTGGAGAATCGAGGGAAGAAAACGCCAGTCGCACAAAATCATCATCACTCGTATGCGATTGGTAAAAGTAGCCGTTTAGCCGCGTCGGATTCGAGATCAACAATTGCAGCCACAATGGACCGGTAAACGCGCCCTCACCAACCTCGAACACCTTGTCGAACACGCCCGATGCTTCATCCGCCACCGACATCACGAAATCGCCATGCACGCCGGCGAGTGCTTCGGGATTCTCCTTGTTGCCGGTACGCGCCCTGGCAAACCATGTCTTAGGTGATTCCTTGATCTGCACCCGGTCTGCCGTCACCTCGATACGGTCTTTCACATAGGCCAGTCTCATGCGACTGTGCCACACATCCAGCTCTTTCCAGAGAATATCGTACATCTGTTCCCGGGTCGGCGAAGTGCATGGGATCTGTGCATGCGCATGGCAAAACAGCGCCCAATGGATCAGCATCGCGAATGCCGCTGATTTGCCGATCCCGTGCCCTGAGCGTACTGTAATGCGTCTTTTGCCTTTGCCGTTGATCGCATTTTCCACCGCCAGAATGATCGAGCTCTGCATCCAAGTGAGGTGTTTGCCTTTCTTGAATTCGAACCAATCCCACTCGCCCGTGATTAGATTTTTGTCGCCAAACCACTCCGGCCGGTACTCTTCCGGTCGGGCGGTCAAAACCGCCGCAGCAAATTCCGGTTTGGGCGGCTGCGGAGTAAGCCCCCACACATCGCGGATAAAGGCACGAGGGCTTTTTACCCACTCAGCCAGTATTGCTCGATCGGTGATCTCGCACTTAGCTGCCGGCATATTCGTTCACCTTTTCAAGCTCGTCCGCCAGCGAACCAACGCGCATATCCACCTCCGACACCTGTTTCAAGTTCCAATCTTTAAATTTGCGTTCGATAATCCATGTCCACCGCTGCCATGCCTTTTTGTCCGTCTTGATTTTTTTGAATAGCTGAGCTTTCATTTGTACTAATGATTCCTCGATAAGCCCTAAAAACCTCGCGTAAAAATCGGCTTCCGTCATCCCCCAAAGGTCGGGCTTCGTATCATCCCAATGGCCATAGTTTCCCCGTTTCCAGTTTTCCAGCGTGGCCTTGCTGATCTGCCGCTCCTTGGGCTGGTCTTTGTTGAGTAAAACCAAAAGGTCATTGTCCGTGCACATGATGGCATTCGCTTCGTCTTTCAGGATCACTGCCAGCCTATCTAATATCTCGACGCACAGCAGCTTTTTCGGGCGGCCCCCGCCTTCCCCTGAGCGGTTATTTTTGCCGGCCTTTCGCGGTTTTCCTGTCATGCGCTAAAAATAATCCCGTAAAGAATTATTGTCAACCCCCCAACAGCAGCAAAAGCGAGCAGCACATGTCGTTCTATGTCCGGTCAACGTACCCCTAATTTCTGCGCCACTTTCCGGCGCATCTCCTCCACCTGCACCATGCGCGCTGCCCTTGCTTCCATACCCTCATCGCGTTCCCATTCCGGCAATTCCGGATAGATCTCTCTTTTTTGTTCGTACACGCCTGCTACTGCCGATTTCTTCATACCCTGGATCTCGCCCTTCTTATTGCGCCAGCGCACCATTGTCTGCTCTGGCAACTCGTTATTCATGAAATCCCGAAATGCACTCTCCGGCACCTCTATGTCCTCTCCCTTGTCCTTGTGGAGCCGGATATAAAACTTGGATTTAGTATTCATAAATTTTTGTGGAATAGGAAGGTTTTCCCTTCATCGCGGGCTGCTGCGTCATCGATCGCTTTGCTGCGGCCACCAGCTGCGGAAACTTCTCGCGCAATTTGCGGCCGCTTTGTATGTTCTCATGCCAATTAAAACCGCGTTCGCCCACCCACGGCTCCAGTACGCGGGTGCTGCCGTCATTCAGGCGCACCTCGCCACCAAAGATCCACGCCAAAATAAAGTGCACCGCGTCAGCCGGCACACCATCTTTCTCGATTAAAAGCCGGATATCCGGCACCCACTTGCCCCACTTCTCGCGCGCTTTATTATTCGGCTCGCCGTCTGGCAGTGTCCAGATCCGGCGATACACCTCATTGTTCGCGCATATCCCATCAAAGATCCGCCGTGCCAGTTCTTCATATTCTCCGGTTTTCGCTGCGACAACTCTTATTTTGGCTTTCCTTTGCCGTTTTGGTTGTTTGGTTTTCGCTGCGACAATCCTGTTTTCCGCTTGGCTCTGCGGAATATCCGTTTCGTTGATTAAATCTGCGACTTCTCTTTTAGTATTCCTTATAGATATATTATTACTATTACTACTATATAGAGAGGAAACCCCAGTTGTCGCTGCGATAACTCGTTTACATTTTACCCGGGCACGGTCTTTTTCGCGCTTGTTATTAAGCGGTTCTAGCGCTTGATTAAGCCAAGGAGAGTAAAACGCCCCGTTTTTTTCCTCGTGTCCGCCGACCTCGATTGATGCCGCGCAGATCGCCGCAAATATTTTTTCCGGCATGCCAAAAGTCCGGGCAAGCCGGTCTTTTTTGAGGCGGGTGAAATTCTCGATCTGGTAATTCTCTTTCCCACACAAATACTCCTTCATGCGGAAATACCAGGCATAGCCCCTATCTTGGCCAAAATTCGAGCACAGATATTCGATAATATCGCGTTCCTTCGTCGTCGGTTTCGCATCATGTGGGAACCAATCAGCCGAATTTTTCAGCGGTCTGGCCATTATTATTTGCGGCTAAAAGAATGCCCCACCCAAAACACCTCGCCACGCACTGCGTCGTCGTCCTGCAAGATATTCCCCGCGTCGATCTCCGCGTTCAGGGCTTCCCACCACAAACTTTCTTTAAAGCGCTTCTCGCTTCCATATCCAAAAGTACACAAAAAGTAATTGATGTCCACCTTACGCCGCTGGCGTGACAACCGAAGCCACAACTGCAAGCGCCGATCATACACCAGATTGGCGCGCACGACTTCAGGCGGCAACGCCTCACCACCTTCGGCGTAATTCACGCCCGGTCCGGCCGGCAGTGTGATGATCTGGTCAGTCATGAGAGAAGAGTAATTTTATGATTTCCACGGCCGCATATCTTGCTTTGCCTGATTTTAGGTTCTGGATCATCTTTATTAATTTCGCGGTTTCAGGCGAATTCGTTTCCTGCAAAGCGTTTTCCAGTGCTTCATCTGCCGTCCGTATTTGCAATATAGTGGGTTCGCTCATCGCGCCCTCGCTACAGCCAATCTTCGCCCAAACCGCAGCGCCCGTTTCATCTCTTTACGCCAAAGCTTTTTTTTGTCATTCCACTGCTCGTCGCTCATCTCAGCCCGCTTGCGCTGCAATTCACGGATCCGTCTTGGTACATTTGGCACCTCGCGCGGCTTCTTTTCTTTTGATAATGCCTCCAACCGTTCAAGCCGATCTTCCTCTTTTTTCTGCCTCTCTTGCTCCAAGGCCTTCGCCCTATCTGCTTTAAATTGTGCCCATTCCTTGCCGACTTTGCTTTCAGCGGCAAACTGGCTCACATATACCCCGCACCGGCTACAGCGGTAATCCTGATCCAGTTTTTGCCCATACGGGACATATCGAATAAGAAGCGCTCCGCATAGCTCGCCGGCTGCGACATCACATTGTGCCGGCTGTTTTGCTTCCGGCAGATCTTGTAATCCTGACATTGAATTATTAATAAAAAAAAATTAATTCGGTAAAAACGGATTCTTTCCATCTTCAAATTTCAGATCCAACTCCTGATTGCGAGCATTGTGCGCCAGTAATTTGCCGCACAACTCCCGGTCTTCGGTCGATATCGTCATCGTGCATATGAATCCTTTATCGGTCACACAGATCGAGATGCTGATATTCATCGCTTGCGTTTCCAGATCAAGAAATTGTACTTCTCCAGTATCCGAAAGGTTCCCTTGATTGTTTATGATTCGAATCTTGATCTCATCGAATCGCCGCACTAGTAGCAGTGAAGCCCCATACTTCTCCATTCCATCTTCGTCCAGGCGAAATTGTATAGAGTCCATCTTGTCGTCGGAATTGATGCTCAGCTTGGTCAGCTTCGCTTTTATCGCTGTCTTGGCCATAGGAATTAAAAATTAAAAAAAAAATCAGCAGGCATCGGCTTTGAGGGCGGCGAGCTGTTCGTTTATTTTATCGACCGGCACATACCATTCGCCGTATATAGCACTTCCGATAAATTCTTTGCCTTCCCCTAACTTCTCCAAAACCTCAATCGCCCCTTCCCTCTTTCCCCTCTCGTAAGCACGAGCCGCACGACAAATCGCATCGTGGTTTTGGGCAGACCACTTAGGGACAGTCTCTTTGCAGTGTTTGCAGGAATAGATGGTGTCACTCATCGTTTTTGGGAGAAAGAAAGGTTTCGCCGCGCTCAAGGGCGGCAAAGAATCTGGACATAAACACAGTTAAGTCATAACGATCTAAAGGGAAACACTTCGCATACGCTTCCGCTTCAACTTTGATGCGGAGAAATTCGGCTTGCTTGGCGGCTTCCACGAGATCGGCGCGGATGTACTCGGTACTGGTGTCATCTGTGCGCTCATCACACACAAAGTAGTCTGTCGCATCGGTCGGTTTGTCTTCGCCAGACCAAAGATACACGCGCTCAGGCGGGGTGTAGTCAGTCATGGGAGGGGGAAAGAGGAAAAAAATGAGGGCGGCTGACCGCTTCCCCGTGCCTCCCGAGAACTCGGGAAGCAGGCGGGAAGGGGTCGGCTATTCGCCGTCGCCGTCGCCGTCGCCGTCGCCGTCGCCGGAGCCGTAGCCGTAGCCGTCGCCGTCGCCGTAGCCGTAGCCGTTGCCGGAGCCGTTGCCGGAGCCGTTGCCGGAGCCGTAGCCGTCGCCGGAGCCGTCGCCGGAGCCGTCGCCGGAGCCGTAGCCGTAGCCGTTGCCGTCGCCGTAGCCGTTGCCGTCGCCGTAGCCGTTGCCGTCGCCGTAGCCGTAGCCGTAGCCGTCGCCGGAGCCGTAGCCGTAGCCGTAATCAGTCTTCATGGTATTCGGGGTGAGATTGAATGAAGGCGGCTGCCTTATCGCTGCACGGAATGACTTCGATAATCTCTTTGAGGATGACGCGGGGGACTGCGACCGCATACTTGTTTTCGCCTTCCTTGCCTTTTTTTGCGCCCCTGAGAGCGAGGGCGGAAAGGGTGAAGTCCGACCACCAGCGCCAGAGCCGGCGGGCGTCATAGACCTCTTGACAGGCGTCCTTCGACTTCGTGTCGATGTATCCTGCCCATACTCCGGCGGAGTAGGTGCGGATAATGCAGTATTCTAAGCCGTCTTTATTCGGCTGTGCCGCTTGTGCGGCTTCTGAGGCGGGGATATACTCCACGCCGTCGATGGTGATGGACTTTGCCATTTAAGATTGAAAAAAGAAAAAGACTTGGTGAATCATTCGCTCACGGGGAATCCGTAGTCGCGGTTATATATCATGCGTTTAACGAGCGTTTTTAAGTCCATCGGGGGCGCTATCGGTTCGTGGTCGGAATCCCAAATATGGACTGCATGTTCCAGCGCCAGCCGTGCGCCTTCTTCCATAGCTTCGCGTCTCATGTTCTCGACCGTATCGAGAAGTCTTTTGAATCTTTCTTCACCAATGCCCGGATACTCATGGGCGCGCATGTATCTATTATCTTCTTCGAACTCCGGCATTAGACGCCCGAGTGCTTCATTCAGCTCTCTTACGGGGTCGCACGGCTTGCCGCACTGGGCGCATTCCCATTCGCCATTGACGGTATGCATCGATGCTTGGCAGCAGTTAGAACGGGTAATCATTGTGGGGAGTTAAAAATAAATCGCTCAAAATAAAAGACTACTACTGCACCAGTCTCCTGCACCAAGCCGTAGCGCTTTGCCGTTCGGTATGCTGCGCTGTCGCGGTTCAGTTCGTTGAGCTTTCCCGCAATCACCTTCCGCCACACTTCCAGACCGTAGCACTTTTTAGATCGGTTACAAGATCGGCAGGCTGGGTAGCAGTTCTCGGCGCTGTCTACCCCTGCGTACGGCACATCACAGCCACGCCGGATGGGTACGATGTGGTCTATCTCGAAGCTGTCACCCAGTTCCTCGCCGCAATAGGCACAATGCCCGCCGAAAAGACTCTTTATTGCTTTCCTGTCAGTCATTTTTTGGGGGGGTTATAGAAATCGGCTTCGGCTTTGAGGGCTTTAAGCTTGAAAATCAACATCTGCCCGATAGTCTCGTTGTCCATGTCTTCTGTGATGTCTTTTAACGCTGTCTCGATTGCCTCAATCGCCCCTTGGCGTTTGGCGGCTTCTAATTCCTCAGTCAGCCGCTTGTTGTCGGCGATGAGCGCTTTTTTGGCGAGAGAACAATCAACGAGTTCGGCGAGGAGTTCGGTCTTGGTCATTTTTCTTCAGATAAAGACCCGATGATCGCCAGATACGCCAGCGCGTCATGTACATTGTCGTCTTTGTGCCTCCAATCTTCTCTGGCGATCTTTAGAGCAAACAGTACCCGCGCGATATCGCGTGCTTCCAACCGTAAACCCCACATCGCCTCGCAAATTACAGCCGCACGGTGCATGCTATGTCCGGCAGGGCCATACTCATTGCCGCGCTCCTTAAGGAGTTCCAGCGCCGCGGTCAGGTGCATTGTAGCGAGATTATCGCCTTCAATAACCGGTGTATAAGAATCGGCCGCCTCTGTCTCTTTGCAATCGCATTTCTGCATGATGTTATAAAAAATTCAAAGCATCGGCTGTTTGCCTGTCTCCCGTGCCAGCACGCCGGCCACCGGGCAAAAGATCGTATGGTTCCACCAGATCACCCGCGTTTCTCCTTCCTCGTGCTTCACTTCGCGGTGCGCCGGAAACTTCTTTTCCGGGTTATCTTTTCGCGCTGCCCACCACATCTCACCAAGGCAGTCATGACAGGTCACCGCATGCGCTGATATGATCTTCGCCTCGATCGAGCCACGCCCTTGGCGCACGCTGATCCATGTCCGGTGTTTTTTGTGCAATCGTACAGTCATGTCAGAAAAAAGCTTTAGCCCGCCCGCGATCTCCGGTCGCGGGCAGAAAAAGCCTTCCCCTTATTCTTTCGCCGCTGTCTTTTGAGCTGGTTTCCAGCCATCTTTTACGAGCCACGCTACAATCGGATCGAGCTCCACGAGTGCGTCTTTAAGCGCCCACTCGACTCCGATTTCCATGTTAAATTTGTCCGGATCCACGCAAGAGGCCTGACCGAATACCGTGTATCCGTTTTCCAGTACAATCACTACTCCCACCGCGGTAGTGTCGCCAAAGCGCTTCGTAATTATTTTCGCGCCGGTGAGGAGTTTTTCCTGTAGCCTCAGGAATTTGGCATCGTAAGTCCAGTAATGTTCCGCAATGATTCCCTGAAGCAAGTCTGTGTAATCACGATCCATGGATTTGGCTAAAAAAGAAAAAAGTAAGCTTGTCATTCTGGCTTGACCAGAATCAAAAAATCACCGGAGCAAAAAAATTTGGGATAAAAAAAACACCAAAAGCATCGCTGCCGTTGGTGTTTGTTTTTTTGTTCTGCCGTTCGTTCGGCATTCGTTCTTCGTTCGTTCTGCCAAACGCGTGCGCGTTCTATATAGTTCTAAAGCGCGTTCTGTATATTCTTAACAGCAAACGGATTCGTCGGCCGGCTCTCCGATAGGGGAGTGCCATTGGCATAGATCTCGATCGGTTTCTCTCTTATCGACCGGTACAACTCATAAGCTTTATACCGGCTCAGGTTATATTGGCGCTGAAGATCGGTCACAGTCGCCGCCTCCAGGTCGCGCGATTCCTCCAACATCTGCCACAGCCAACAGCAAACCGTGTGCGTGCCTTCGGCGATGCGCATGAGGATATATACCGGCGTTCTCAATATCGCCAAGAGTATGCGTTTTTTCATGTTGGTGTTTAAAAAATCTTGCGGTCAAAAATCTGAGCAAAGGTCCGGTCTTTCGCGCTCAGGCCGGCCATGTCTTTTTGTTCCCACGCCAGTACATTCGCGGCCGGCCGGCGCGGATCATTGGCGGCCAGTCTGGCGGGCAGTTCTTTGGCGCGATACAGTTCGTGCGCCGCCCGTGCCTGGCTTAATTGAAAGCGGCCGGCATCAATGCGCTTTTGGTCGGTCGTGCCGTAATACGCCCATTTGGCGGTCTGGCACAGTACCTTTTTGAGCATGCTCATGTTTGTTTTGAAAAAGGGAAAGATATGCCGCCAGCATGCGGCCATAGCGTTCCGGCTCACCGCCAGCGAGCAAGGCCATCATACGGGCCAGCCCCGGCCGGCTGTCCGGTTCGGGGAATAGGTATGCGGTTTTTATGTTGGTTTAAAAAGAAAAGATCACGATGATCCATGCGACAGCACATGCAAGCGCCGCCACGCGCGGATCGGGCGCGCGGTTCAGTGAACCCATGTTTGTGTTTGTGAAAGAAAAAGGTTGTCAGAGAACGGGCGGAGCGGGCAAGGGACTTGCACCATTGCATTTGTAGGTTGGATTTACGGGGGCAGTTATGCTTCCTACATTTGCCTGCCCCCAACCCCCGCGTCTGTCTTCCGCCACCGCTCCACGCGTTCTCCGACTTATTTTGCTCCGGTGATGTCAAGGTTCAGATCGTCAATCCCGTCATTCTGGCTTGGCCAGAATCAGTGGGACAGGGTATATGCCTCATTCGCTGCCAGTGCCATATTCATGCGCACCTCGTCTGCGGTCCGGTTCACTTCCCGATAGGCCACCATTGCCATCAGCGCTGCCGCCACCGTCAGCCACAAGGCCATCGGCAAGAGCAGTCGATTCCATTGGCGCACGGGCTTTTTGCTCCGTTCATGGTAATAGCCGCGCTCAATGTTCAGTTCATTCATTGCTGATCCAAAAAAGCAGGTTCATTACTCTCCTCCGGCAAGCCGATCAGTTCTTTCGCGGCTGCGATCGACGTGTACTCACCAAACGGCCGGTCAAACACCGCGCGCAGTTGGTATCCCCGATAGGTGCCCAGGATGATCTCTTTCATTTCGATTCCGCAAAAAACGCCAGATCCACACTCACCTCTCCCGACTGCTCACTGTATTCGCCAAACAATGCCACGCATTGCCGCTTGCCCAGGCATAAGGCCTTCAGGCTCTTTTCTGCTTCTTCGGTATTCGGAATCAAGCCAAGTTTGACATGCTGCAAACGGCCAGTCCGTACGCCAAGTGACACATAGGCCTCAAAACCCTGAAGAATTTGGGAGTCAGCTTTCATTGTTTTCTTGAAAAAGGACTTTTGCGCGCAGCTCATTAACAAATTCTTCGACCTGCGGACGCTCGATCTGTAGGGAGTTCTGGATAACTTTTCCGAGAGGAAAATCTACTTGAGTGCTTTTCAGCTTCCGCTCGATATCGAGAACCATGGCGCTGAGTAT